GCACGCAAAAGAAAATGGTATTGATGTTAGTGATATGCGGTTAATTACCACCGATTACGGTGATGAAGAAGATGACGAATAGTGTGCCTAAATTGTGGCAGTTGTAGTAGAGAACACGCACTCACTATTGATGATGCGGTTGATGCCGTATTAGATAGCCCGCTTTAATCCAACCAAACTTTATATTCTGCGGTAACACGACCTTTAATTGGGTCAATAAAATGCAAACGCTGACTTGGTATTGCGCTGGCGGCTAATAAATCTCTGGCGTATCTATTATCGCTTTCCGTGCTACCTGTTTGGTAAATAGAACCTAATCCATTAGCCATAGGCCAACATGCGTGCGTGTGATAATGCCCCACATATACATCTCTGAACTCCCATGGATATGCGCCTGACCGCCAACGATTAGCGTGTTGAACAATGGCTGTTGGAGAAGCAAAGCCATTTCTTCCTACTTCATCACCATGTATTAATAACGCACGGTAATTACCAATTTCAACACGCTGGACATCTTCGGGACAATCTTGCCAAGTTAATCGTTTTTCATCTTGTAATAACTGGCGTGCCAATTCATAACACATACGGTCAATATTATCGTTGCGTGGAACATCTGCTCTTTTATTACCAATTCTTCCGTGATTACCCCATTCTGCTACCACTAATACATTTTCATAAATAGCAAGTGCTTGTCTAATGGTGTCGGTAATTAATCTTGATACTGTCACATATTGTTCAAATAAAGTGGCATCTACTTCGTGTAATTGTGCTGGGTAATTAAATAAACCTTCCACCATATCGCCACCAAATAAAACAACCACATCTTTAACTGGGTGGTCAGCACGCTGAATTTCTGTAATACGGTGTGCTTTCTTAACAAATTCATTTACACGCTCACGCATTATTTGTGAGTTATATGTGGTTGTTTTTTTACTACCCTGCCAATCCGTCATATGCCATAGCGCAATCTCAGTAGATTTTTTACGCTTATCTATTGTTGGTTGTTCAACTGTTTTAATTGCGCCCATAGCCAATGTGGCATCTTTGGCGGCTTGTATGGTTGCTTCTACTAATTCTTGTGTTCTATTTTTGGCATCTTTTAATTGCTTTTGAGTTCTTATTAACGCTTTGCGTAATTCCACAACATCAGTAGAAGCAATTTCGTCAGGTAATTCCTCAAATGCTTCTTTTAAACTCATTTTGTTTTGCCTACATCATAAAAAGAACAACTGTGTGCGTGTTCTGTATATCCAATTTTGTCTAACCAATTATCTTCATGTTCAGGGTTTTTAAATGCACGAACTGTTTTAAAACTGTCCATCATTAATGCAACTTTATAGGGTTCAATAGGGCTTATACCTAATAAAGCACCCCATATTTTGCCTATTGTTAAGAAATTTTGATAAAAGTCACCATGGTGCATTTGGCGTTCTTCTAATATTTCACTTATTTTTGCGCTATGCACTTACAATTACCTCGTCTATGTAAATTTAAAGTGGGTTCGCCAAGTTTGTAACCTTCTTTTCTTAATGCCACACAAATAGTTGTTGTCGCAATTCCTTCTTTAACTGCATTATCAAAAGCCACTTTATCTTCTTTAGGTAACTTTTCATAAAGAATTGCTACTGCGCAAACTTTGTCGTATTTATATCTGTATTCCTCTATTGTTGATGCTAGACCCATAATTACCTACCTTTCCTTAACAGAACTATACACACAAAACTGTTAAGAAACCTGTTTAGAATTGCCCTTAGAAATCATGGCGCAAGTGGCACATCTACGCCCACGCTGACCTTTTACATACCTAGTATTTTTAGGCGTAAATTCGTGTCCGTGTTTACAATGCGTTCTTGCACTACGAGCCTTAACTAACAAACTTCTTTTTATATTATTAGATTGAGTAATGGCTTGTAAGTGGTCAGGATTAACACAACTAGGGTTTCGGCATATATGGTCTATTATCAAATCTGGCGGTATAACACCTTTAGTGCGTTCATAAATCCATCTATGAGCAGTTACCGTTTTACGGTGTTCATTGGTAAATAATCCATAACCGCTTTTAAGTTTAGAGGCGTTCCAAATCCAGCACCCATTATCGGATACGGTAAATTTGGTATAAAACCTTCCAATTATATTCATAATAAATGCCTCTACCTTAGCGATTGACTTCCCCTGTTCAACCGCTAAGGCAAAGCGCTATTTAGTTTTTTTCTTGCTAGCCGACTTTTTGGCGGCTTTAATTATTTCGGCTTCTAATGTGTCAGCGACCATACCAAAAGCAGGGTCTTTTTTATCTAACGCACGAAGCGCAGGAGCAACTACACCAGCAATTACTGCTACTGCGTATGCCCAAATATCTGTTTCGTGAATTGTAATTAACGGTATAACCGCTACAACTACACCACGAGCATAAGATTTAAGAATTGATTGCATTACTGTATTCATCTTTTCTCCTTCCTTTTGATGGTTAAGGGCGTGCCACAGCCATAACTAAAGAATATGCGCGTTTTTTCAAATACACACCATCTCCGTTAGATTGTGAACCTTTATTATCTCCAGCCGTATTACCTTCTACACACCAAATATACTTTTTGCCATCGTTTTTTACAACAATTCCCACATGGTCTGGTTGTGCATCAGTATCAAATTGAAAAAACGCTATATCACCTTCTTGCGCTTGACCTACTGGAACCAATTTATTTTGTTTAGCAAACCATTTTAAACCAGCATCACAACTAGCAAAACCTTTTTTATTTTGAGCCGCAACTGTTTTAACTAGACTTGCTTGGTCATAACACCAAGATACAAACATGGCGCACCACGGATTATTATTTAACCCATACCATTTGCCATACATTGTGTCATTATTACCAGTTTCCTGATAACCTATTTGTGATTTAGCAATATCTGTTACAAGCATTATTTTTTCTCGCTTAACAATACAAAAATTTCATCAACACGGTTTTCTAACCGATTTACTTGGTCTTTTAATGATTGTCCGCCATTGGGTCTAAGTTCATATAAAAAGCCTCTAACAATAAATTTAATTGCTATAAATAAACCACTAAGTATTGCAACTATGCCAGCACCAAGACCAGCCCACGCAGAAATTTCCATACCAAATCCTAACACTATAATGTAATGAAAGCAGAACCGTTCCAGTATTTAACACTGTTAGAATTAGTATCGTAGAAAATATCGCCAACTCTGGGATTTGTGGGCGTGTTTGTTAAAAAATTAACATTTGGCGCAGTAAATCTAACCGCAGTTTCTAATTTTAATAAGCGTTGGTAAATATCGTTAAAAATAACTCGCAAATCAGGTGGTTGATTAATATATGCCATTTTTACCTCAATTTGTAGTATTAGTTAAAGTGATTGTTACACGCTCTGGTCCATCTTCACCAGGTTCAACATTAAATCCTACAATACGGTAAACCTCGTCAAAGCCTTCGGGAAAGCGTGGGTCGGTAATAATTAATCGTGCATCATCACCAATATCATATGAACCAAACTCTGGGTCAACATAGGCAGGAACTACTATTTTAATAATAGGTGGTGGTGTGGCTAAGGCTAATACTTGTCCTAATGATAATTGGTCTAAAACCGCTTGGTCGGTAATATCTGAATAATTGGCTTGTCCTTCTAGTAATGGAAAACCATCAATAATAGAAGTGCTATCTTGCGCCAAAGAAGTTAATTTACCTTCATTAGAACCAGCACCAATTACATAAAGAGTATTAACAGTAATTGAACCATCTTCGGGATATTCATATTCAACTATATTGCCAGCAGGTAAATTGAATACTGGTGTTTGTATATCACCAACACCACTATCAATATTGCCTGTGCGTGGGTATCCAAGCACTAAAGTTTTTAACGGTTCATTTGTAACTGGGTCATAATCCACAGAAATATTCACATCAAAACCATCATCTTGACGGCTTAAATCTTGAATAGCCTGATATATCTGTTTTAATTCATAGGCATAATAAACACGGTCAATAAGAACACCTGATGTTTCAGAACCAACAATTACACCAATATCGCCTGATGAAGTTGATTGTGCTTGATTTATTAAATTTCTAACAATTTGAAGTTGGTCGGTATTATTATAAGCAACAGTTGTGCTAATTAATCGTTTTTCAAAATAACTTTCAAACTCTCTAGCAGTTATTTGTAATGTCTGCGCTTGACTAGAATAAGTGCGGTTCCAAATTATTCCGCCCCAAACCAAAATGCCATTTCTATCTACATATAACGCATTACGAGATGGTTGAGTAGAAGCATCAACATTATATTCAAAAGTGTTAATGCCTGATAAAAGTAAATGACCAGTAAAAGTGCCAGCCTGATTTAATTGTTGAGTAAAAGAAACGCCAGTAAAAGGTAGTTCAGCAATTATTTCATTAGATAAAAGGTCAGCAATTAAATACCGATAAGTGGTAGTTGGCATTAACCTTACTCACTAACGGTAATTTCTACCCATTCTAAATCTTCTTCAACCCATTTGTAATTTTTATTATCAGTTGGCATAGGAGTTGGTGCTTCCCAAATATAACTATCTTCATTTAACAACCAAGAAGAATATGGTTGTGGTGCCGCAAAACCTTTGCCGTCAAATGTATATCCAATACCAGCATAGTTTTTATGTAGTGGAGTTCCACCTAATTTATGTTCTCCGCCTAATGTATTATAGGAAGTTTGAACCCAAGTGCCACCTAAATTATTTTCGCACCATTCTTTATTATCGGCAACAATTACTCGTTCTACAATTCCATTTTTTACTTCTGCATAATGGCTCATTATTTATCCTTATCTTCTCCATAGAGAATTGCTGTGTTTAGCAATTTTACATCTCGTTTTGTGACTATTCCGCCTTTTTCATCAAGTTGAGTTTTAGCAGTTGTTTCATTATCAGCAATAATATGAACCAACATAATTACTTCAAAACTAAAACATTGTGTTGCTTTAGTTTCTTCATCTTTTACTATTTCCATTTTTGCCTCCTAGTTAGACTGCATATCTTATAATAATTAAACCTGAACCACCTGAATATCCCGGAACACCAACACCCTGTGAAGCACCGCCTCCGCCTCCACCGCCAGTATTAGCAATTCCATCATAACCATTTCTTGCGTTAGCGCTATCGCTACCTAATCCACCGCCGCCTAAACCAGCAACAGAACCACCATTAGCACCTGGTCCACCGCCACCTGCATAATAATAAACACTACCTACTCTTTGACCAGTATTAGTGGCAGAGCCCATAAGATTTAATGTTGCAGATGTTGCACCAACACCACCACTTGCTAGACCACTACTTGTGTTAGAACCAGCACCGCCAGCGCCTCCACCACCACCTCCAGCATAAGGAGGTGTTGTTCCATTACCAGTTCCACCTGAATTACCTTGTCCGCCACCTGAACTAGCCGCACCTGTTCTATTAGTAGTAAATCCACCGCCACCACCTGAACCACCAGTTGCAGCCGCACCATTTCCGCCTCCACCATAACCGCCACCATTAGAAGCAGTTAAAGAAGCAAATTGAGAATTAGAACCTGTTACACCAGTAGGCGCACCAGCACCAATGGTTACCGCATAAGAAGTTGCAGTTAATGATTGTGAGGTATGTAGTAATAAACCACCAGCACCACCACCGCCACCATTATCTGCGGATTGAATTCCAGAACCACCACCGCCACCGCCAGCAATAACTAAAATATCAGCAGTTTTTGATGAAAAAGGAGTAAATATTCCTGAAGATTTGAATGTGTGATACCAGTAAGAACCATCTGTTGAAATAAATCCACCAGTTGCTGGTGCTACTGAATAACTAACAATTACAATACCTGCGCCACCATTACCACCTGTTGAACCACCACTATCAAATACTCCACCACCTCCACCACCTGTGTTAGCCGTTCCAGCATTAGACGGATTAGTAGTAGTTCCATTTCCACCACCACCTACTCCACCAACACCAGCAGAACCAAAACCAGTTCCACCACCTCCGCCACCTGCATAAAATACTGATGAACCAGTTATAATATTTGCAGTTCCTGCTCCACCAGCACCGCTTTGACTATTACCACCACTACCACCAACAGCAGAAGCACCACCTCCACCACCTTGTTGAAGTTGTGAACCCCCACCATAATAACCAGCGCCACCATTATTTCCTTGTGATGGAGAAGTTGAAGGAGTATTACCAGCACCACCTGCTTGTGGACTTGGTCTGCCATCACTTCCGCCACCTGAACCACCAGAAAATCCTGCATTAGCACCACTAGCAAATGCACCGCTAGCACCACCACCACCAGTAGATGTAATTGTAGAAAAAACGGAATCATTACCACTTAACCCATGACCATTTAATACGCCAGCACCACCAGCACCAACTGTTACAGAATAAGCAGTTGCAGTTAAAGATAATGGACTTGCACCACTTAAACTTGAACGATAACCACCAGCACCTCCACCACCGCCCCAGTTACCACCGCCAGCACCTCCACCTGCTACTACTAAATAATCAGCAGTAAGTGATTGAGTTGGTGTAAATGTTCCTGATGAAGTAAATGTATGAACAAAAGCATAATTAGCAAATGTAATAGTTCCACCAGTTGCTAATGGGCTACCAGTATAAAAAGCATCTGATGATGTAAATGTATGAATTGTATTTCCGCCTGATGTGGTTACAGTTCCACCGTAGGCTTTTTGTGTAGTTCCTGAATAGCGAGCAATAACAATTCCTGAGCCACCGTTTGCTGCTGGCCTACCATAACCACTACCTGCTCCGCCACCTGTATTAACAGTTCCAGCAGTTCCAATTGATGAACCTGAACCTGTATTTCCTGCGCCACCGCCACCAGAGCCACCTGAGCCAGCAGTGGTATATCCCCAACCACCACCGCCACCAGCATAAGTTACAGATGAACCACTAATACTTGTTGCGCTACCTGCACCACCATTACCACCTATACCAGCACTAGCCGTAGCACCTACCGCACTTGCGCCGCCGCCGCCTCCGCCACCGCCTCCTGATGGGCTACCTGAAGCCTGACTTGTTCCACCTGCAAAACCTTGATTAGCAGTTCCAGCACCACCTGTTCTTGTAAAATCACCCCAAGCACCACCACCACCAGAACCACCATTTACACCAGCAGTATCATAATCTCCACCGCCACCACCACCAGTTGAGGTAATAGTAGAAAATATAGAATTAGCACCATTAGAGCCAGATGTGCCATTAATTACACCAGCACCACCTGCTCCAATAATTACTCCATAAGCAGTATTTAAATTTAAAGTTAAAGGAGTTTCTAGTGAACCTCCACCACCTGTTGCGGTTACAGTTGAGCGTAGTCCACCTGCTCCACCACCACCACCTGCACCTGCGCCTCCACCGCCACCAGCAACTACAAGATAATCAACGGATAAACCTAAACGACCAGTTTTAGCGGAGTCAAAAATTCCAATAATAGGCATTATGCAATATCTCCAATTACATACCATAAATCTGTTGAGGCTTTAATTAAAGTTGCTGATGAATATTGTGCTCTTAATTTAGGAGCATTGGCAGTAGCACCAGTTGAAGCAATAGTTGTTGTTCCAGATGTAACGGCTTGAATTGTTACTTGTCCAGCGCCAATTTGAATAATATTTATTTGAGTTCCTGTTGGATAAGCAACAGAAGCATTTGTAGGCACTGAATAAGTTTGAGCAGAAGCATTAGAAGCAGTTACAAGTTTTCCATTATCTGTTAAAACAAAAGTATATGTAGTTCCTGTTTGAGCATTTAATGCTAAATTAATAACTGGCGCAGTTAAAGTTTTATTTGTAAAAGTTTGTGCCGTAGTCAAATCCGCAGTTGTAGCGGTATCAATAGCAATAGTTCCAGTTGATGTAATAGTTCCACCGCTAAGTCCTGTTCCAGCAGTAATACTACTTACAGTTCCAGCACCAATATAAGGCTCGGAATTCCAAGCAGTAGAACCATCACCAATTTTTATTTTACCTGTGTCAGTTTCATAACCAAATTCGCCTGATGCAAGAGTTGGGTTAGTAGAAGTCCATTGTGATGCAGTTCCTCTGCGTATTTGAATTGCGGTTACAACTGCCATTATGGTGTGCCTCCATTTACTGTTTGTGTTGCCGTAGTAGTTGGACTTCCACCATTATAAGGTGAAGTGCCATCAAATACACCAGCATCTAATTCTGTTAATCCACTAGCCGTTCCTACTGTTGTCCAAGCACTACCAGTATAAACCATTAATCCAGTTGTAGTGTTGTAATACAAATCTCCTGCTCTAAGTGTTGGTGTAGAAATATCTGTGGCACTTGAAGGAACATTTGTTGGTGTTAATGCTAAACGGCTCATGCAATATCACCAGCAACTAACCAGTTATCGGTAGAAGTTTGAATTGCAGTTAAAGAAGAATATTGCGCTCTTGTTTTAGGAGTTGCCGCAGTTGCGCCAGTAGATACAACTGTTACTCCACCAGCACCTGCAACTGTTATTTGTCCTGCTCCTAATTGAGCAATATTTAATTGGGCGCCAACTGGATATGCCACGCTAGAATTTAATGGAATAGTAGTAGCAATAGCAGAAGCATTAGATTGTGTAATTAATTTACCATTATCAGCCAAAACTGTTGTGTAAGTTGTTCCTGTCTGAGTATTAATACCTAAATTAATTAATGGTGAAGTTAATGTTTTATTTGTTAAAGTTTGCGCAGTAGATAAATCTGCGGTAATTGCGGTGTTAATAGTTAATGTAACTGCTCCGCTTGAACCACCACCGCTTAAACCGTTTCCTGCGGTAACCGAACTTATATCTCCGCTTTCTGGAATATTTGTTGTTACCAAAACTCTTGTATCAGTAATATTTGCATTAGTAATAGCAGTTGCGCCAGCGCCTACGGCAACTGTTGCTAAAGAAATAGAGTTAGCAGGTAATGTTGGTGCTACTGGTGAACCAGCAGGAGTTCCAGCAACTACTTGTAAAATAACATCGTTATATGCGCCTGTGTAATAAGCATCACGAACAGTTGCGCAAACTAAATCAATTCGTGGGTTAGTTGGGTTTGCGGTAGTAATAGATAAAATTGTTGTTGCATCATTATAAGTTGTATAAGTTCCCATATTTGATTGGGTTGTTCCAACAATAGCCGCCCAACCAGATGCAACAAGAACAGATAAACCAGTAGGAGAATTTTGCGTAACCGCTAAAGAAGCAGAATTAATTATGCCTGTTGTTGCCCATAGTGCTTGTGTGCCTAAACGGTCATTTTCGGCTGGGTGAGAACCATTTTGTAACCATGACGGCGGTGTGCGTATTGCCATTTATTCTCCTAAATGTAAGCCGAGTTCCATACTACCGTAGCGGCAGTAGTTCCGATAAGTGTGCTACCAGCGTTGCCTGTTAAATAAAATTGATTATTTCCGGGCTGAGCAGAAAACCACTCTCCTGAAATAAGTAAATTTCTAGCAGGTTGTCCGTTCAAGGTAATAAGTTTATTATACAAATCAACAACCAATAGGTCACTTGACGAGTATGTGCCAACAAAATCTAAAGAGGCACTTTGCGTATTATTACCGAGAATAGGGTTTGTAATAGGTCCATTTAGTGTAATTATAGGGTAAGTATCTGTCCAACCGTTATTTGTAATGGTTGTGGTAATAAGTGTTGAACCGCCACCATATACCAAGTTATAAATACGGTTATATGTGCGACCAGTAGGCGGTGTATAAGCCATTGTGGCGGTCTGTTGATTACTGCTGTAATAACGAGGGTCTGGGCAATAAACTTCTAATTGTGAAGTAATTTTGCCATATGTGTAATCTGGTGTTATAGAAGTTCTTAAACCACGAACACGGCAATTAATAAATTGGTCGCCTGTGATTGCTGGCATTTTAAAATATAACGGTGTAGTGCCTGATGTTTGTGGTAATAGAACCGATTGAAGCGTGTTGAAATTGACTTGTGCTGAATTTCCGCTAGAACCAAAAGTTTCAATAATCATTGTAATAGTTCTACCTGCCAAAAAATCTCTACCTGAAAACATGCCGTCAGCAAATCCTCGGTTATCGTCTTGATTACGAATTTCTGGCAAACTTTCCAAACCATCAATACTTGTTATTTGATAAGGAGAACCAGCGCCACCAAATACTTGTGTTCCAAATTGAAATGAATATAACTCGGTAAGTGCCATTATTTTGCCCTTGAATTACTAGCAGGAGAACCGTATAAATTTAATGTTTGTGAAGCATTAGCAATTCCAGCCAAAGTTGTTGTATTTGTTGATGATTTAGAGTTCATGGCAGGTGAACCATAAAGATTAAGCGATTGTGATTGACTAAATTTAATAGCATTAACTACGGCAGTAGCAGTTGATTGTGGTGAAGCGTTAGTGCTTTGATTAACTGTAACATTTGTATTTGATACTGGTGAAGAACTACCGCCACCGCCACCACCGCCACCACTATA